AGCATCAAGGCTCAGGGCATCCAGCGGAACCAGGCGGAGGAGATCGGGGAGCGGCTGATGCTCACGTGCCAGAGCTGGGAGCAGGCCTACATCCGGTTCGGGCTGGTCAAAAGCCACCTGCCGGATCTGACCATCCGGTTTGACGATATTTTCACCTTCTCGGTGCAAAAGATCGTCCAGGCCGTTCAAAAGCTGAGCGATGCGTTCAGAAGGTTCGCACTCGACCTGGAGCCGATAAGCAGGCTGAAGGAGGCAGGCCATGAAAGTCCTGGCGATTGACCCGGGGAACAAGGAGAGCGCCTACGCGCTGCTCACCCCGGACTATGAAATCTATCTGGGGAACGCGGGGGCCGGGAAATTCCCGAACGACCTGATGCTGGGGATCGTGATCGACTTCGCCGAGCAGCTCCGGGAGGAGATGACGGTGGTGATCGAGATGGTGGCCAGCTACGGCATGGCGGTCGGTAAGGAGGTCTTCGACACCTGCGTCTGGATCGGACGCTTCGCCCAGGCCGCCCACGAGCGCGGCTGCCGCGTGGACTTCATCTACCGGATGGAGGAGAAGATGGCGATCTGCCACGACAGCCGGGCGAAGGACTCCAACATCCGGCAGGCGCTGATCGACCGCTTCGCCAAGCACGACAAGAAGACCGGCAAGGGCACGAAAACGAAACCGGACACGTTCTACGGCTTCCGGGCCGACATGTGGGCGGCCTTCGCGGTGGGCGTGACCTGGCTGGACAAGCAGCGGGAGGCAACATGAGACGCACGGGCATTGTGATTCAGGGCATCCTGATGGCGGTGGGCGCGCTCACGCTGACGGTGATCCTCTTCCTGGCCGCCCAGATCGGGCTGGGCCGGATCGAGAGCCGGATGCAGCACCCGTCCCTCCGGCGCGGGGTGATCACCGCCTACGCCGAGGATGACGGGCACACCTGGTACAGCGATTGGGACCTGGGGCCGGTGATCCTCCGCATCCCCCACGGGAGCGGGGAGACCACCTACTGGGTGTGCGTGACCGACGGCATCCACAACGACACCTGGCAGATCGAAAAAGACGACTGGAACCGCTACGAGATCGGCCAGGCCGTCAGCCGGGAGCAATTCAACTGACAATCCGGGGGCGGCGGCATCCGCAGAGACCGATGGGATTCAACAGCGCCGAAGCATGGGAGGCGCCATCCTTCCCCATGGTGTCCTGCTCGGTTTATTGGGATCTTCTTCACCGCAAAAGCAGGGCTGCCAGCCGCCCCATATCAAAAACGAGGCTGATATGTTTGATGTGTACGACCTGGACGAGCGCAAGTGGTCCTGCTGGGATGACCGGGACGGCTACCTCTGCGGGTGGATGGACGAGCGCGCCTATCTCAAATGGTACTGGGTGCACCTGGGCTGCAAGGGGCGCAAGCTCCCCGGCACCCACACCATCCTGAGGTCGGACGCGGACGAGAGGGAGGCAAATCGTGTACGTAAACGTTGAGGACTTCACGGAGAACGGACGCTGCTCCAACTGCGGGGCCTGCTGCTCCAACTTCCTGCCGCTGAGCCGGGAGGAGATCAGCCGGATCCGGAACTACCTCCGCAGCCATAAGGTCCCGGAGCAGCGGCACAACATCGCCGCCGGCGTGGACGCCACCTGCCCATTCCGGGACGAAAAGAACCGCCGCTGCCTGATCTACGCGCAGCGGCCTGAAATCTGCAAGGGCTTCCTGTGCAGCCTGCCGCCGCAGATCATCGCCAAACAGAAAAGGCTCTTTCACCTGAACCGGGAGGTAACGGACATGCGCATGATCTTCTTCGGGAACGACGAGTGCCAGCAGGTTTTCCGGGAATACGTGAGGAGTGTGATGCTCAGATGGCGGCGCTGACGAGCTGCCCCTTCTGCGGGAGGAGCGTGGCGATCTACGCAACCTGCCAGGAAATGAAGGTCTGCGGCAAGTGGAAGCCGTGCGAGGAGGGCGAATACGTCTGCGTGGTGTGCTCCTTCGAGCGGGGCGGCTGCGGCGCCTCCACCGGCTTCTTCCCGACCAAAGCGGAGGCCGCGGAGGCCTGGAACACCCGGGACGAGCCCTACATCGTGCTCGAAGGGCCGGAGATCGGGAAACTGGAGGAGATGGAGATCCTCAGACGTATCTCCAACACACGCCACAGCGGGGGAAAATGACCCCGATTTCGGGCCTTTCGGGGGTCAGATGAGTTACAGGTCATCCGGCGAAAGAAAGGCGGCAAATCGACCCAAAAACCTACAGGAGGAGTGAGAGCGTGAACGAGGAGCTGAACGTGCACTATCAGGAGATCTGCAAGCTGGAGGCGATGCTGACCGAGGCGGGCATCCCGCATTATATCGAGCGCTGCTTCGACGGCTGGCATCTGGTCTATCCGCAGGAGCGGGAGAAGCCCGTCTGCTCGGTGATCGAGCACCGGGGCAGCATCGGATCGCGGAACGACAAGCTGGAGATCATGGGCCTGCTGAACAAGGTCGAGAAGAAGGTCGACATGGTGATGGGGCATCTGACCGCCGACAACGTGTTCGACCGGATCCGGCGCGACTGGGAGAGGAGGCAGGCCCGGTGAGAGTGGCAGGGCATTTCGGCGGGACGTACAGCACGTATCGCTGCGCCCAGTGCGGAGAGGAGAAGGAGTTCCCCATCGGGGCCTCGGTCGCCAGCTGGTCCCCGGCGCTCAAGCGGTGGGGAAAATGCCTGTGCAGTCTCCGCTGCGCGAGGGCCTGGGACGAGGAGCACCGGCAGAACCGCAAGCCCTATATGCCGGGAGAGCGCTACACCCCGGAGGAGGACGACACCATCCGCCGGATGCGCGCCGAGGGCCGCGACTGGAACGAGATCGCAGAAGCGCTGGGCCGGAGCGCGCGTGCCGTCCGGTATCACTACACGACCTACTGCCGATAGGAGCGCTCTTATGAAATGATAAAAAACGGCAAAGGAGGACACACACAACATGAGTCAGAGACAGGCACTCATCCATGCGCTCACCAACGGCATCCGGGAGCACAAGGACACGGACGGCACGATCCTGATGAGCACCCAGATCGCGGAGCTGATCGTCGAGCAGCTGAGGGAGCCGGAGCCCCACGTGATGACGCTGGAGGAGATCCGGCAGGCCCCGGACCACTCGGTGCTCTGGGAGGAGGTGCACTACGCCTGGGAGGACAAAAGCGTGAGCAGCGACATCGCGCCGGTGGAGAAGTGCGGCGGGACGCTGTACGGCAACGGGTGCATCACCGCGATTGAGGAGGGCATGTTCGTGATCCCACGCACAGACAGCCTCCCGGACGACCTGATCCGCTACTGGAACGCGAGACCCACCGAGGAGCAGAGCAAGGCGGTGGCGTGGGAATGACGAAGCAGACCAGGCCGAAGATCCACGCGCCAACCTTCACCGACACCGATCTGATCAACGAAGGCCCCGACATGTGCGTCACCGGCCCCTGCATCAGGTGGCGGTGCAGAGAGTGCGACTACATCCTGTACGGGGATGAGGACAAGCCGAGCATCCGGTATTGCCCGATGTGCGGGAGGGGGACCGTGAATGGAAATTGACCGCGCGATTGAGATTCTCAATCCGGAGCACCGGGAGCAGTACGACAGCCTGGCAACCGTCCAGGAGGCCTGCCGGATGGGGATGAAGGCTTTGGAGAAGCAGAAGCCGCGCAAGGCACACTCACACAAAGTTGGTGGCTTGCAATATTGGATATGTGATGACTGCGGTGCGCCGCTGACGATTGGGTTCAAATACTGTTGCAGCTGTGGACAGGCGGTTAAATGGGACGGCTGACCGGGAGAAAGAGAGGAGTGAGCGGGAATGCTGACATTGCCGATTAAGCGCTGCTGGTATGACATGATCGTCAGCGGGGACAAGCTGGAGGAATACCGGGAACCGTCCGAATACTGGACCAAGCGGTTGAGAAAAGCGCGGTTTGTTCAGCATGTGGACTACACCTACGACGGTCTAAAGCTGCGCATCCGCGCCGGGTACAAAAAGGACGCACCGTCTGCGATCATCACGCTCTGGAAGCTTGACAGGGGTCGAGGCATCACCTGTTGGGGCGCGGAGCCCGGAAAAGAGTACCTGAGGCTGCACATTGCCAAGGTGGAGGAAGAGGTGAAGTGGGATGGCTGACAGAGCGAAGGTTATCTACGACCTGGAGCGCTGTATCTGCCACGTGCCTGATGCTTGCCGGGACTGCTCCAAGTACAACTGCGAAGGCATCCTGACGCTGACGTGCATGGAAAGCCTGATGAAGGACGCGCTGGAACTGCTGAGAGAGCAGAAGCAAAGAATCAATTTTTTGGAAGAAAGATTAAGATTGCTGGAATATGGTGATCAAGGCACTTTACAAAGCGGTTTAATGCCAGCAACGTGAAAGGCGGTGAAACAGGATGAAACAAATCGTGCTGTACAGATGCGAGATCTGCGGGCATGAGTACAAGTCGCAGTCAGATGCCGAAGCTTGCGAGAGCTTCCACGTTGTGCCCACCCTATCGCGGTGCGAGATCAACTTTGAAGGCTATCAGCCCTACTACGAGCAAGACGCTGACCAGCTGCCTCACAGGATCGTTATCAAGCTCTCGAACGGGGAGAAGAAGGTTTACAAGAGGTGACACGGAATGGACAGCGGGAAAATCGAATACGTCTCCTATGGTCTGACACCGTACAACGGGCCGGACACATCGGTGGAAGAGCTGGAGGGACAGCGGTATCGCTACATCCTGGACATCCCTCGACGGCTCGACAGGGAGCAGATGGAAATGATCGTGTGGATTGTCACCCAGATGAAGGATCCAGGGGAGTGCATATACAACGGTGTGATAATGCGCAGGCCCAAAAGGGAGTGGACAATGGACGAGTAACCTCGCAAGGTTCGTGCGTTTCCGCCAGGATCGCGACAAGGCCTTCACGGCCTTCGTCCTCAACGATGACTGGCGAGCGGTGCGCTGGTACATGCGCAAGTATGGGATCGTGGAACACCACAGCGAGATTGTCATGAAGGCGGGCATTCTGAAGGCCGTGCAGGAATGCACGAGCATCCCCGAGGACGTGAAGGCCAAGGCTGCGCAGAAGTGCATCGAGATGGGCTTCTCGCCGTTCATGAAGCGGGAGGAGGGCGCAAATGCGGCTGATTGATGCGGACGCGCTGATCAGGGAGATTTGCCGCGATCAGTGCGAAAGAAAGTATGAGGACTGTGACGGTATGTGCCAGATGGTGGCATATGTCGAGAACACGCCCACCATCGGCGACTGGATCAGCGTCGAGGAAAGACTGCCTGAACGAGGTACACGGTGTTTGATATACGCGGCACAAGGTAAGGCGCATTACACATCAATCGCTAACTTCAATGGCTATTTCGGCTTGTCCGGCAGACGTGCATATTGGAAAGTGACTCACTGGATGCCGATTCCGGAACCGCCAACCGGTGACAAATCGTAACCGGTTGAAAAAATTTTTCTGACTGGTTGCCAAATCCATGATTTTTGTCCTGTGGGTATTGGAAGGAGAAAATTTTCCGAAAAACCGGAAAAACACGCTTCCAACTGTCCGTAAGGGAGTGAGAAGGATATCCTTCCAAAAATCAGGGTGACGGCCTACGTCAGAAAGGCAAACAAAATGACTACCAAGATCGACGAAACCCGGCGCAACAAGTTCGGCAACATGATCATCGGATCGTGGGACAGGAACAGCAGCAACTTTGTATGGTTCATGTGCTGGTGCACTCACGTCCCCGGCCGAGAAGGTCAGATGACCCCGGTGTTCACCAGTGACCACAAAGAGGCAATGCAGTTTGTGTATGAGGATAAGGCGAAGGCTGTAATCGCGCAGATCAAGGATGCTTGGCCTGAAATGAAACTGTTTGATGCCCCTGCCGCCTGGGTGATGTGTGACACCGGACGCCGCTTGATCAAGGCCATATTTGGAGAGTTCCGCGAGGACAATTAACGCATTACCCCGCTCGGCGCGGGATCGACCTGTGCGAACATTATCTGAGCAGTGTGGTTTTCGTGCAAGCCACCGGGCCGGATGGACCACCAGCCCGAGGCAAAAACAACACAGACACAGGCAACGCACCCGCGCCGGGCATGATGGAGGAATAAGAAAGATGATAACGTGGACGTTCGATCTCACAGCCCTGTTCATCGGATGGGCTGTCGGAATGCTAATGGGCGGTCTGCTGTTCGTGGCAATGGAAACGCGCGACGGCGGGGCATGGAGCAAAGGTTTTTTCGAGGGATGCGATAAGAAGTTCCTGATATCGTATCTTGAAAGCGAGAAAGAGAGAATGATGAAACGTGAGTCGGAAAAAGATAGACCCGATGACAACGGACGAGTTCGGAGCGGTGTTGAACTGCGCCGTGCGGTACTGCATCGGGAGGGCGACGTATATGCCTGGTCTGGTGACGGAGTGGATCATGCAGAACTGTCAGGGCAAACTCAATGACAAAACCCTGAACGTCATGGCCCGGGACATCGACGAGGCCCCAAGCCTGGGCATGGACTGCGACGCCAGGACGTGGATGGTGTTCCGGGAATGGATCCGGAAGGAAATGGAGGACAGAAAATAAAAATGGACCTGCTGTTGGAAATACGCAAGTATCGAGCTGATATGTGGAACAAAGCAAAAGCGTTCCTGGCGGAGCACCTTGATGAGAACGGAAACGTGTCAGACGAGAACCTGAGCATCTATGCGGAGATGGAAAACAAGGTTTACGTGATTGGCAATGTGATTGACTACCTTGTCAAGTTGATGCGCAAGAACGAGGATGAAACGCGGTGCGATGACCCCGTAAACCACCCGAGCTACTACGCCGCCGGGAAGATTGAGTGCATTGATTTCATCACGGACAAGGGCCTCAACTTCTGTCGGGGCAACGCCGTGAAGTACATCACCAGAGCCGGCCGCAAGGACCCGGACAAGGAAATCGAGGACCTGGAGAAAGCCGCCTGGTATCTCAACCGGGAGATTGAGGATCTGAAAAAGGAGAAAGAGCAATGAAAGTATTTGTGTCTCAGCCGATGAACGGGAAGACCGACGAGGAGATCAAAGCCGCGCGCGAGCGGGCGATCGGCCGTATCATGGAGAAATGGCCGGGCGCGGAGATCATCGACAGCTACTTCGCCGACTACAAGCCCAGCACCGGCAACGTCGCCCTGAAATACCTGGCCAGGAGCCTTGAGCTGATGGCCGACGCGGATGTCGTGTGGTTCTGCCCCGGCTGGGAGCACGCGCGGGGCTGCGCGATCGAGAACGACTGTGCCATCGCCTACGAGCTGGACGTGGTCGAGGACTACACGGAGGGCTGAGCATGACACTCAACGAATACCAGCAGCTCGCGGCCCGGACGGTCCGGCAGGAAATGGGCGCGACGGCGCGGGCAATCCACGCACTCCACGGCATGGTCTCCGAGATCGGCGAGTTGCACGGAATCTATCAAAAAACCTACCAGGGGCACAAGTTCGATCCGAACCACGCCATGAAAGAGGTCGGGGATCTGATGTGGTTCATCGCGGAATATTGCGGGGCCATGGGCTGGGAGCTGGACGAGGTGGCACAGACCAACATCGACAAGCTGAAAGCCCGGTATCCCGAAGGATTCTCAACCGAACACAGCCTTCACAGAGAAGAGGGGGACATCTGAAATGAAGATCAGGTTTCTGCGGAGAAAGGGCCCGGAGTTGCGGACACTCAACCGCTTCGACGTCGGGCAGGTCAGATGGGCGCTGAAGCGCCTGATGGAGCTGGAGACGGACACGGTGCTGACCGAGGAGGAGTCCGCGGCGGTGAGCATCGCGGTCTGCTGCGTATCGCAGATCATGAACCGCATGGAGGACGGCGGCCCCATCCACTGGGACAGCCAGAGCTGATGGGCAAGCCGAAGAAAAACAAATCCGGCGCGAGGACCACGCTGCACTTCGCCCTCGGCGGGCAGACGTTCGTGCAGATCGCCGGGAAGCGCAACCGGCAGCCCGCGCCGATGCTCCCGGAGAACCAGGCGGGCAAGGCTCATCCACAGGCGAGCGTGCAGGTCCCCTACATCCAGGAGACGTGGATCCACACGGACCCCAAAACCGGGCGGAAGGCGCTGCGGCTCAAGCTCTCGACCCGCAGCGTCAGCCCGGGGCAGATGATCAGCGGCTACGGACCCGTCATGCGGCACTACAAAAAGTGGATGACGCAGCTGCTCCGGGCCAGGCGCCGGGAGGGCTGCCGGAGGCTGGACATCGTGATCAACTCCACCGGCGGCGCGACAGCCGCGGCGGAAGGGGTCGGGAGGGCCCTCCAGCACTGCGGGATGCAGGGCAGGATCCTGATCGACGGGGCCTGCTCCTCGGCGGCGACGCTGATCGCCTTCCTCCCGGGCTGGCCGGTGGCGATCACGGCGGGGAGCCACATGGTCATCCACTACGCCAGCCGGACGAAGTTCAGGAAGAGGAAGGGCGTATGGGAAAAGCTCTCGACGCTCACCGGGGACATCGGCCTGAGCACGACGGACGACGTGATGCTCGCCCTCTACCGGCGGCGGACAGGCCGGAGCGAGGAACAGATCCGGGACTGGATGGCGAGCCAGAAGCAGTTCCGGGCCGCGGAGGCCGTCGCCTTCGGGCTGGCGGACGAGATGGCGCTGCGCGAGGAATGGGAGCGGCGCTGATGGAGGAAAACAATGGCGAAAAAGAAGGACCCGACCCTCGGAGAGACGCTCCGGGGCGTCCTGGACGGGATGAACCGCTGCCTGCCCAGGAACAGGGAGGACGACAGGGGCTGCGCCGGCTGTACCTACGAGGCCGGCTGCATGGAAGACGGCGCAGTGTGGATCTGTACGAGGATGTGCGAAGACGCCCGAGCCGTGCTGGAGGCGGTGAAGATCCGGCACATGCAGATCGCTGGAAAGCTGGCGAAATACTCCTGGCCGCCGAACCTGGATCCCGGCCAGCCCTCCAACGAGGAGAAGGCGAAGGCCGCCTGGATGGAGGTGCTGGAAGGTGAGTTTTGAGATCAGGCTCAAGCCCTGCCCCTTCTGCGGCGGCAAGCCCACCATCCTGACCGTGGAGCAGATGGACGGGGAGATCGGCTACGAGGTCAGCTGCGAGAGCGCAGCCTGCGAGGTCAACAGCTGCACCATGCTCCACACCACCAAAGCGGAGGCCGCCGCAGTCTGGAACCGGCGGCCCGGAGAGGAGACAGACGATGAGGATTAAGACGCTGGAAGCAACAGGCATCGGCCCGGCCATCCGGGCGATGCGGAACCCCTACGAGAGCTACGAGCGCAGCGACACGGTCCTGGGCCGCATCGGCGAGCGGGACGCGGAGCTGGCCGAGAGCCTGGCAAAAGCCGGCCCGCCCCACTGCAAGCACCTGCGCATGATCCAGGTCTGGGCGGAGATATGGGCCCCTCGCTTTTGGTGGCAGGAGTTCGACACCAACCGGATCGGCGTGGAGAAGGTCAGCTGCTCCACGATGCACAAGCTCACCTCCCGCCCCCTGAGCCGGGAGGACTTCGAGTGGGACGGCAAGATGAGCGACCTGGACGAGCTGATCCGCTGGCTCAATATTCGGATCCTGGCCCACAACACGGCGAAGACCGAGGAGGAGAAGGAGCGGGCCTTCCGGATCCTGAAGCAAAGCCTGCCCGAGAGTTTCATCCAGCGGCGCACGGTGATGATGAGCTATCAGGCGCTCCGGAACATGTACGAGCAGCGCAAGGGCCACCGCCTGAAGGAGTGGCAGATCTTCCGCAGCTGGTGCGAGACACTGCCGGAGGCCTGGCTGATCACCGGCCGGGACGTCCTCCCCTTCTCCGAGCCCCCGACAGACGATGATGACGACGAATAAAAAGGAGTTTGCGACCATGGCCAAGAATATCGGCAAAGTGAAGCCCGTCAGCTTCGAGAGCGACACCTTCAGCGCGATGAAGGAGGATCTGACCAAATCCCTGAATCACCTGCTGCGCCTGATGCAGAAATACGGCGAGAACAAGGCCGCGATGGCGCTGAAGGTCACCGTCACCCTGGAGGAGCAGGAATTGGACGACGGCAACACCGGCACCGTCCCGAAGTTTGAGCACAAGGTGACCACCACGGTCCAGCGCAAGGACACGGAGGACGGCAAGCTCCCCGGCGAGTGGGTGCTGAGCCAGGACGCGAGCGGAAACTTCAACCTCCTCCCCCTCTCCGGCCAGATGGACATGTTTGAAGAGCCGGTTTGACCGCCGAAAAACGGTCAGGTATAATACGATGAACCCTGAGAGCGTAATCACACAGGAGGTGAGTACGGGTGACGGTGCAGGAGCTGCAGCAGCTGTTTTACCTCTCGCGCATGATCGAGTGCGAGACACAGCGGCTGGACGCGCTGCGGGACGCGGTGTCCCTCAAGTCGCCCGTACTCTCCGACATGCCCAGAGCGCCGGGGGTGCGCGATAAGATCGGCGACATGGTGCCCGAGATCGTGGACCAGGAAGCCCAGCTCCGGGAGAGCATCGACCGATACCGCGCCACCCGCGACCGGCTCCTGCGCTACATCGACAGCGTCCCCAACGTCCGGATCAAGCTGATCCTCACGCTGCGGTTCATCCAGCAGCTCCCCTGGATGAAGGTCGCCGAGCGCATCGGCGGGAAGGAGACCGAGTACAGCGTCAAGCACGCCTGCTACCGATACGTCGAGGGGCGGGATGAGCCCGCCTGGATGCGGAATCAGATCTCCATGTTCGACGGGGAGGAAACCTCATCCACCGCTGCGGCGGTCCCCCTTCCCCTTTCAGGGGAAGGCACGTGAAAAAGGAAATTTCAGAAATTCAAAAGTTTTGGCACAGATGGCGCGAATGGCACACACGGCACGAGGGCCTGTGCTATACTCCAGACTGAACATTGCCGAACACCTCCGGACAGGCGGTTCCCGAAAACGGGGCCGCCTGTTTCGTTACCCAAAAAGAGGAGAGATGCGCGATGAAATAGCTCCGTTTTTCCATTTCTGGACGAGTGCGGCATGGGAACCCAACCTGGACGCACGGGATTTTCCCTCCCTACTGGCGGGGGCGAGAGGGACACGATCAAACGAAGGGAGAGACTCATTATGGCCACCAGAAAAAAGTACATCAACCAGACTGACGAGCTGATCGACAAGCTGGGCGGGAGCCTGAAGAGCATCGGCGCGGCCCTGTGGCGCGAGCGCGACATGACCGTCCAGCCGAAGGACGTCAACTTCTACGACTACGACGGCACCATCGTCCACAGCTACACCAAGAAGGATTTTCTGCTGCTGGAGGAGCTGCCCGGAAATCCCCAGCACGAGGGCCTGACCGCCCAGGGCTGGAACTGGACGCTGGCCGGTGCGAAGGCGTATGTCGAGAAGTACGGCGCCTGTGAGATCGGCCAGAGCTATGTGACCGATGACGGCAAAACCCGGATCTATGTCGAGATCGCAGAGACCGAGCGTCTGTCCCTGTCCCTCCGCTTCACCCAGACCCTCGCCGGCGGCGTGACCGTGGACTGGGGCGACGGCAGCACCGAGGTCACCCCGGACGCCACCGGGAACGTGGCGATGAATCACACCTACGCGCAGGGCGGCGAGTATCTGGTCACCCTGGACGTCGCGGCGGGCTGCACCGTGATGCTCGGCCAGAGCACGGCGGCGATGACCGCCGACGGCATGCTGAACCATACATCGTCCTTTGTGACCAGCCAATACTTCGGCGGGCGCTCCCCCGTGCTGGCCCTGGAGATCGGCAACGGCGTCGCGGCCCTGGGCACGCAATCGCTGCTGGGCCTGCACCGGATGGCCTATGTCACGATCCCGACCACCGTGACCACACTGCACTACGGCGTGTTCATGGCCTGCAACCAGACCAAGGCAATCCACATCCCGCTCGGCGTGACGAATATCAACGGCTTCGCCTTCCGCGGCTGCTACTCCGCCATGACGATCACCCTGCCGGAAGGCCTGACGGACCTCGGCCCGCTGAGCTTCTACGGCTGCACGCACCTGAAGCGTGTGGCGATCCCCGAAGGCGTGACGGCCATCGGGCAGAACGCCTTCTCCTGCTGCTACCTGATGGAGCGCTGCATCGTCCCAGACTCGGTGCAAAGCCTCGGCAACTACTGCTTCGCGAAGGACTACAACCTCCGCACCACGCACATCCCGGAGGGCGTGACGGCCATCCCGCAGGGGTGCTATAACGGCTGCAACTGCCTGACCGGCGTGGAGATCCCCGAGGGTGTGACCACGATCGGCAAAAACGCCTTCAGCTCCTGCTACGGCATCCGCTCCCTGACGCTCCCGACCACGGTCACGAGGATTGAGGAGTTCGCCTTCCTGTTCTGCGACGGCAACGAGGAGATCCACGTGCTGGCGACCACGCCGCCGGAGCTGGTGAGCGCGACCGCCTTCAGCTCGAGCGGCCCGTCCTTCAAGATCTATGTGCCCTGGAGCGAAGATCACTCCGTGTTCGAGGCCTACCAGGCGGCGACGAACTGGTGCGGCAAGATCGCCGAACTGACCGAGGAGGATGAGCCCGACTGGCACAAGGAGACCATCGACGTGACCGTCGCCAAGGTCTGGGCCAACAGCGACGAGAGCGCGACCTGGCCTGAGGGCCTGACGGTGACGGCGCATCTGCTGGCTGACGGCGTGGCCGCCGGTGAGCCGGTGACCCTGACCGCGGAGAACGCCTCCCACGTCTTTGAGAGCCTGCGGAAGAACAGCGCCGAGGGCGTGGCGATTGTCTACACCGCAGAGGAGGACGCCGTCGAGGGCTATACCGGCGCGGTCGCCGAGATCGCGGACGGCGTGATCACGATCACGAACACGCAGAACGGGAGTGAGCCTTAATGCAGGTGATTGAGAATTGGAAAACCCGTCCGGACGGCAAGCACATCAAAATCACCAATCCGGCCATGGTGAGCGGTAAGGTCATCTGGCTGCGGCAGAACGAGACCGGGCGCATCATGAGCAACGCCCACGACGTGCAGGAGGATTGCCCCTACACCTACACCGAGGTCTGTCAGGACGCCGACCCGCGCAAGATCGACGGCTGGTCCTCCAGCAAGGTCTACCAGAAGGGCGACCTGGTGCAGTACACGGTCGGCTTCTTCGGCCCGACGAGCTATAAGATCTACATCTCCGACGTGGACGACAACCAGGGCAGCGACCCGCGCCAGGGCCTCAACTGGTCGGAATACTGGCCGCTGAGCACGCTCCCCGGCGAGGAACCCGGCTGGCATGACTACGACCCGGAGACTGACGGCGAGGAAGCATGAGGTGCGACAGCTGCGCGCATGCTGAAAACAGGCCCTGTGATTTCGGCCTTGACGGGATCGACCCCTGCGTCCGGCCTGAGCTTGAAGCGCTCTGGGCGCAGGGGATCGAAACCGTGTGCAGCTGCTGCGGTCACGGGAACCAGGACGCGGCGTTCATCGTCGTGGACGAAGCGTACAGGGCCGACATGGAAAGCCAAGGCTATGCGCAGGCTCCCATGAAGTATGAGCATTGCGCGGACTGCGGGGCGTTCTTTCGCCCGAAGCAAAGGATGGGCGAGTGATGCACGAATGCAGAAACGATTGAGCGCGCTGGCCAGAGCCTTGCGAGCGCTTCCACAGGCAGAACAGGACGTGATCGTCCTGACCTACTACGACCGCATGACGGACGATCAGATCGCGGAGCGGATGGAGATCACCCCGGAAGAGGTGAAGGCGCTGCGGCAGAGGGCCGAGGACGAACTGAGCCGACAAGGCATCATTTGACGAGAGGAGGAGACGACCATCCGCAACTGCAAGTATGGACAATGGCTGACCGAGGACGGCCTGCTCACCATCGAAGGCTGGGCGCGGGAAGGTCTGATCGACAAGCAAATCGCGGCCAGGATGGGCATCTCCTCCTCCACCTTCTACGCATGGCTGGTGGATCACCCGGAATTAGCGGAGGCCTTAAAAAGAGGCAAGGCGCCCGTTGACACGGCGGTTGAAAACGCGCTGCTCAAAAGGGCGCTCGGCTATGCCTACGTCGAGACCGTGACCGACTATGAGATGGTTGACACCGGCCTGGTGGACGAGAGCGGAAACCCGGTTTTGGAGAAGCGGGTCAAGTCCGTCCGCTCCACCCGGAAGGAGATGGCACCCGACACCGGGGCCTCGGCCTTCTGGCTGAAGAACCGGCGGCCTGACCGCTGGAAGGAGAAGCGCGAGGAGCAGATCAAGGTCACGAGCGCGGACTACTCGCTCCTGGACGAGGTGGCAAAGGCGGCGAGACTCAATGCCGAATAAGCCGAAGGCGAACCGCATGACAGACGCGCAGCAGGCGGCGGTCTGGCTGCTAACCATCCGGC